CTTATCCAACACTTTTACAAAGTCCTCAAATGGCATAGTGGATTTTAAATCCCTTACTCCGTTTGCAACCAAATCCGTAGTGCGTGGACAAAACGGGCAGGCTAAATTACAGCGTGACGTGGTTTCCATTTGGTATATCCTAGGTAGCTTTGCTGTTTTAATGTTTTTGCCTGATGTGATTTCTTCAAGCAGCAAATGTTGGTCAATTTTTTTAAACGCAAATTCTGGCAAGTTTAAAGCTATGTCATCAATTTGCTTTTTGATATCGTCTGTCATGTTAGTTTGTTATTTCAGCACCGTTTTCGTTATCCTCTAAAACGCTGCAAAAGGTTAGTTTAAATGTTGTTAATAATTCCTCCGCAATAGCTTCACAACTTAATGTTCTAAAATTGCAGCACTTATAATCCGTATCCCAATATTGTTTTACCAAATATACTTTTAGTAGTTTTTTAAACATTATAATTTCCACATCTCTGTCAGAATGCATTACTTCCTTTTTGGCAACTATGTGGAAAATATGCCTATGCAAATCCTTTAAATATGCAACTTCAGGCAATGGACAATTTGGCCAATGGTGCAAACCCTCTAATTCTAATTTAACAACTATATTCATTTTCATTTGATTAAATTTAAAAATTCATTCCTGCAAATTAAGTCCTCTTTGAAAGCACCTACCATTTTGCTTGTCGTAGTCCATGTGTCATGTTTTTTTACACCTCGCATCTCCATACACATGTGACGCGCTTTTAGCACTACGGCAACGCCTCGTGGGTTTAATTCCTCCATTATTTTTGCTGCAACTTGTTCGGTAATCCTTTCCTGGTTTTGTAGCTGCTGCGAAAACATATCCAATGTCCTTGGTAACTTGCTAATACCTACTATTTTTTTGTCCGGAATATATGCAATATGACCAACACCAAAAAACGGTGCTATATGGTGCTCGCAGAACGAGAAGAAAGGTATATTGTTTACTAATACCATTTCATCATAACCCTCGCTGTCAAACGTTGTGAAATTAAACTTAGGAGGGCTTAAAAACTCCTCCATAAACTTGACGTACCTTTTAGGTGTTTCCTGCAACCCTTCACGCGTCACGTCCTGACCCATTGCAGTTAAGAATTCACGCATGTGATATTCTGCTACTTGCTTGTCGTTTTTGCTCATATTTTTATTTGGTTTAAATGAAGAAAGGCAGCTTCAAACAAAGGTACATCACAACCTTTATAATCCACTGCCTTATATATTTTTTTGAAATGCTTCAAACTGCTGATGTTTTTATTATTACTTTGTAAAGATAACATTTATTTTAATGCGACCTAATTATATCCACACTTTTTGTTCTGAATAAAACTTGTAAAACTTAGTTGGGTTCATAGTACTCATTTTGCCCATTTCAACAATCATAAGTCCTTCTTCGCGTGTAATAGCGTTTTCTATTTTTTTGCTTGCATTGTCAAATATCCTGTGCAATAATATTTGGTGCTTGCTTGGAAATCTGTTTTTTCTAATTTTGCTAATTGTAACTTCTCCTCCGTTTGGATTCACTATGGAAAATGTAGCAGCTTCAATTGAATCGTAATACCTTTTGGTGTCTAATGTGATTTTGAAAGTTTTCATAATTGTGATGTTTTAAAAATTTGCTTTTATTTTTGTTGACGCATTCCAGTAATTTTTTTGCACGTATAAATTTGCAGTTTCAGTTACCCAATTTTGAGCCTCTTGCTTTGTGTCAAATTCCGTTGCCATTACTAACCAACGCTCTCCTTCATAATTAATTGTTTCTCCAACTTCTCTTTCCCACTTACTGGTAAATGCTTTTAACACTTGTGGCACTTGGATTATTTGTCCTGCTTCGTTTTGCTTTGCGTTTTTTCCTAATGTGATAAAGTAATTCATTTTGTGATGTTTTATATTGTTTAACACTGTAAAGATACAGTTTATTTTAATACTACCAAACAATATTCAAAAAAACTTCAAAATTAATTCCAATCAACGTCTAAACTTTCGTACCTATCCAAGTAAAATAGGCGCTTTTGCATATACGCGTCCATTAAATCTGGACTGTCGCCACTTAACCACTTCTCTTTCATTTCATCTTTTTTAATTGTTTGCAGCGGCTCCTCGTCAATTAATGCTTTTTTCTTTATTGCTTTACGCTCAAATAAAAACCTTTGCCTAACTGTCATTTTATTGTCATACATGGTGTTTGCAACTTTTTCAGAAATGTATTGTTCCTCGTCCTCGCCATCTAAGAAATAGCACTGCGCCTTTAAATTTTTAAACTTCCTAGGGTCATTAGCTTGAAAGTTCATGCGCCCATTATTAAAAAATGCTTCTGAGCCAGGTATAAATGCATTGTCCTGCCCTCCTATAAATGCACCTACTCCATTTGCATCATACGTCACTTTGCTATTAGGTACACTATATTTGTTTTGCATTAACTGTATTTGGTCCAGCACGTCTTTTCCACTTGACTTTGGTATTACTGCAATATCCTCCAAGCGCTTGCCGTCAAAGTACATTATAATCAATTTGTCGGCACCTGACATAGCCACATCTACTGAAATACATTTTAGTCCTGTAGGAACCCACTTGTTAGTAAAAAAGTCCTTAAACGCAAGGTATGGATAAACGTCCTGTGGGTTTAATGCTACTTTCCAATTTCCTTCTAATAGCTGCAACCTGGTTTGTTCATCCTGTGATGCTAAATTTGCTAGGTAATCAGGGTTGGTGTCTAGCAGTGCCTTGTTGTCATAAATATCACCACCAATAAATGTAAGTGATTTTACAAAGTGTTTTGGGTCAATGTTGCTGCGCTCCACTAATGGCTTTAAAAAATACCATGCCTTGTCAACGCATTCCTGTTCCGTATCGCCCCAAATAAATGTGTCACCGTCCTTTGCAAAGTATCGCAGCACGCCCTCGCGTTCGGGTATAGGAAAGCCGTCTTCGCCTATCCACCATTCAATTAGTTCAGATACCCAACTATCAGGGTCAGGGTTGCAGGTAGCCCTTATATAAGGTTTTACACCACAAGTAGACCTATTCCTTGTTAGCATATAAAAAAACATTTTTTGTGAAAAGTGCGTTAATTCATCAAAGCCAATAAACGGTATTTCAGAACCCTGCCAGTCATATATGTTTTTTTCATATTCCAAGTGGCTAAATTTTAGCTTTGACGTATCACCAAAATTCCACTCCAGCGTTGTTTGCTTAGGTTCAGCATCTAAAACATAACTATATAACTCCGTTGACGCGTCCCATAGCCCTCCCTGAGCCCTTATTTGTGGAGAGGTGCGTCTAAATATAACTGCACCAAAATTGTTAACGTCCTTATTCCTAAGGTATTCGTATAATAGTGTAAAGGTTTTGCCTACGCCTGCAGCACCTCCGCCAATTACAATATCGGCAGAGCTGCTTAAAGCGCTTAATTGGTAACCCTTTTGAGGTTGGAAGTTTATAATTTTATCCTGTTCCAATGCTGTTATTTATTTGAATAAAGATACAGTGCATATTGGCACGGCCAGCCATTTATGTCTAATTTTTTTACCATTTTAGTTTCAATATTGTGTCCTCGTTCCCGTAAGACAAAAATAATTGCAGCTAATCTGGTAGCCGAATAAAGGTTAATTGCATGCATGGAAGTAATTTGCCCATGCGCTTTTAAGTGGTTTAAAACTTGCTGTACTTTGTTTGTTCGTTTAACTGTTGTTTTTTGTTCCATTGTTTTTAAGTTTGCGAACCACATTGGTCTATTGCCTCTTGCAAATAAAACTCCGTTAGTTCAATTGTGGTTAATGAGGTAGGTACGCCTTGTATGCCGCAATTGGTACACTTGCTTATCCTACCCGTTTCTGAATTCTCTTCCTGGAAGTTGTGCCCTCCGTGAGTGATAAAAATAGTTCTCATTTCTTTTTTGTTTTGCACATAACGCATTCCTTATATGAATACGAATATGTTGGCTTGTTGTTTGTTTTGCTTTTCCAGGCTGTAACTGTTAAGCACTTATTGCAATAGTCCATTTTCATAATTGCTGTATATTAAAACGAGGGCTTTTAAACCCTCGTCTATTATTATCTATCCCAATGGTTAGCAGGGTCTTGGTACTCAGGATAGTCACCTTCTATTAACTCCTTTTCCTCGCGCTCCTCGCGCTCCTCCGCTGCTTGCAAATATGCTTTGTCAAATACTTTATCCTCAATAATTACTGGAGTACTATAAATAGCCTCGTGGCTGATGTAAGTGTAACGACATAAAGCATTGCACTCGTTTAACAATATTTTTTTAATAGCTATGACAACGGTATCATTGTCGAACATTAAACAACCGTCGTTTACCTTTACTTGGAATATTGTTGTTCCTTTATTTTTCCAATGTTGCCCACCGTTGTAATGTGCATAATTCTCTTGGTACTGCGCTGTGATATTAATTAAAGTTTTCATTTGTGATGTTTTTTGTTTGCTGCTTCATTGCAACACTGTAAATATATATATTATCTTTATAACTACCAAACGTTTTTTAAAAAAAAATTAAAAAAAAATAAAGAGGGCTTTTACGCCCTCCTTACTGTTAGATGAACCTTACTTTGTGCAATGGCATTGCTGCATTAACATTGTCTACTGTCAGGGGCTTCTTATGCCCTAAGTCAACTGTCCTTTTCATTTTGGTATCGTAGTGCTTAATCACTAAGGACCAGGTGTTAATTTCGGGCGACATATTTAAGTCTAATCCCATTGACAGAAAAGTCCTTTCCTCTACCTCTGCCACGTACCCTTGTAGTTTTTTGCCGTTGCGCAAAGTTGTTTCAGTTTTTTTGCCTTTAAGGCTGTTTGCTAATTTTTGCATGATGTATAAATTAAGTTAATTAAAAAAAGCAGCAGGCTGTTACACCTGCTGTTTACTATTATAGTCCTTCAAATACTATGTTTACTATTCCGTTAAATTTTGCCTCGTATTGCGCTCTTAACGTTTGCGCGAATTCAATTAGTGCGTTGTCATATGCAGTTTTAAATTCCTGGCTGTCAACGTCCTCTTCCCAAACCTCAAAAGTTAATCCGATTTCTGGAGCGTCTAACATAAATTGTGTTTCAACATATATAATGCTGTATTCTCCGTTGTTTGCTGTTCCTGCGTAGTTGATGTTAAGTGTTTCAGTTGTCATAATGTGATGTTTTAATTGTTATTGCTTTATTGCAACACTGTAAATATATAACTTATCTTTATAACTACCATAACATTTTACCACTTTTTTTCTAATAAAGTGACCAACATGACGATAAGTGCCAGTATGACTAGGATTTTCATCTTTTTCTATTTTAGTTATTAATTATTTTCTTTAGTTTTGTGGTCTAAACAAACTCCACCGTATATTTCAGTAGGTATCTTTCCACAAACCCTACATTTAATTACAAAGTATTTAGCACCAAATATCCTTGCTAATAATCTTGTAAGTGGGTCATAAAATAATACGTTTTCTGGTTTGCTATAAAATTTTGCTTTCATTTTTTTTTAAGTTTTTTTTAGCACTGCAATTTTATACGCCCATTTATAGGAATTAACTCCGTTACAACGTGCGAGCCCTTTTTAAGCGTGTTTAACTTTGTGCCTTTTGTAAGTGTTACGGGTTCATTTAAAGTTGCTCTTTTGCGCCCTTCATAACCTGTTATTGCTCTGTCTGGTTCTGGTATACTTATGTGCCCTTGGTATTTATTACCTATATAATAATCAACGACGTATCCTACTGTTTCAAATTGTGACATAATGTTTGGTTTTTAATGTTTGTTTTTTTGCGGGCTTTTACACCCGCATATTTTTTTAATGCATATACTTCAGCATGTAGTCAATTCCTGTGCCTCCGTTTGCTGCTACAAAATCCTTTTTTCTTTCCTCTATTTGTGCAGGTGTTCCTATCCATACATTAATGGCTAATTCTTCTGCGCGTGCTTGTAAATTTGTGATGTTTGACATGATTTTTATTTTAAAGTGTTAATAATAATTCTAAGTTTTCAATACGCTCAACTAATTTTTTTTCCTCTATCCAGCAATTCATTGCGCCTACGTTGTCTCCTTTTTTTTCTAAAATGCTTGCTCTTTCTGCTAGTGCGTCTGCTTTTAAGTTTAAATTGTCTATTTTGTTTTGCGTTGTCATGATGTTTTGTTTTTGTTTAACACTGTAAATATATAACTTATCTTTATACCTACCAAATGTTTTTTTAAAATAATCAAAAAAAAATAAGCCACCCTAGTAAAAGAGCGGCCTATTCTAACCAACTTAAAATATAGAAATAATTGCATTTCAATTGTAAATATAGCAATTAATTTTCAATTTACTTCCGTATCAAGTATGTTGATTTGCCTGTTATCATGGTAATGATAATGTATTTCCTTGGCTTTTAGCGGCTTATTACTTAAAAAAATTGCATTAAAAATTTTCAACACAACCCATCTGGTAAACAATATAATGCCGCAAAGTAGAAATATTAGGTCCATTTAATTAAGTACTAAAACAGCGGTCGCACCCACTGCAAAACCAACTAGGTAGCTGACCCACTTGTTTTTGTTTTTTTGTTTTAAATTTATTTGTTCAGCCTCGTTAATCCTATCCTGGCTTTGTGCTACCTCTTGTAAGGAAGTAATTATATCCGCTTGGCTGTTTGATAGCGCTTCCAAATATGTGGATTTGCTTTGCATTAATGCCAAATCCTTTTGCAGCAAATTAAATTGAATTTGAAAAGTTGCTAATTTATTTTTGGCCAAAGCTAATTCCAATACCTTTAAACTTAAATTGTCCATTTGAGCCTCGCTAATAATTACAGCGTTTTCTCCTTGGTACCTAGTTTGTATTGGCAAGGACTGAGAACTGACGGAAACGCCTGTTAAAGTCACCAGAATAATTAATAATATCTGTTTCATTTTGCTTTTGCTTTTTAATTAGGTGTGATAGTGCAATATTTAATGATTCTTTTTGCTTTTCCAACAGCGCTTTGTCGTTTTCGTGTATTGCTTTGCTTATAATTAACGACGCCTTTAAACTGTCTATTTTTGCGTTTAATTGCTTAATCTTAGCAATTTCAGGTTCCTTAACCATGTCTAAAAGGCTTTTGCTGCCTCCCTTGTATAGGTATATAGCAATAATTGACGCTATCACTACTCCTATTATTATGTACCATTTTGTTTTCATAAAAAAAGCGCACCTTTTACAGTGCGCCTGGTTAGTTAGCTTTTTGCACGCGCAAATTTAGCATTACCGCCATTTAAAGCACGGTATATTTGGTTAATAACAATCGCCAATAAACCGTATAATACCTGCATGAAGAAAGCTACACCGTCCATATCTGACGTTAAATTAGCTATCCAGGCAACTGCTACGGATAAGCCGGCAACAACCATAATTGTAATGCCTGAGCCCATCATAGGCTTTGCCCAACGGATTAATGCTGTTACTCCTAAAGTGATAAACGGAGCCAAATACCCTACAATAGTTGAGGGTTCTAGTGACGGTGCTGGAGCGTCTTGCGTCATTGCAAATCCAGTCATTCCTACTGCTAAAAATAGCATTGAAAATAAAATTAGTTTCAAATTTTTCATAATAAAGTATTTAATTAGTAATAAAATATAATAACAAATTTACACAAATTTAACGAACGTCCATTTACTTGAACTGTTAGATGTAAATAATAATCGTTTTCCGTTGTGCGTATTTTTGTAATCAGCATGGATAAAGCTGTTGTAAACCGCAAACCTTAGGTACGGTGTGTTCCTAATTAGTAAGTCCAAAAGCGCGTCCTTATTGCGTTCAAAATTTTCACATGTAATATCGCATGCACCTTTTTCATCTAGTATATTGATTGCCCGTTCACCAAATGTATGTTGGCTATTACCACTCCTGCCTCTTGCAATTTCCCAAACATAAGGTCGGTAACAACTTTTTAAACTAGGATAAACATCAAAAGGCGCTAAATCATCAACCTTTTGCAGCACTACAAAGTGGTGGTCGTGTATCCTGTCAATAATTACCACCGGTACTGCTTGGTGGCTAATAATAAAATCTGATTGTTTTAAACTGCTCATTTTTAGTTATCTTTTAAAAAGTCATCGGTTATTTGTAGGACAAATGTTTGCGAAACGTTTTCGTCTGCAACTGCATCACCCGTAAATTTAATAAATAATCCTGCTAGGTATTCGCCTGGTTTAAAGTTGTCATATTCATCATACGGCCAACTAACCAATGCTGTAATTATATCCGTTCCTGAAGCAGTAATGCCTCCGGTAGTTTCCTTTTTAAGCAATAGCAAATTATCCGCGTCGCTTTTGCGCGCTTTTACGCTAAAAATATAATCCTCAATATCACTTGACGTTTTGCCGTATTGCGTTAAATCTATTTTGAATTCTAAATTGTGAAACGCACCTATTTTTCTGGTTATTGTTGTCATTATTTGCAAGGTTTTAAAACTGTTATTTGTTGCAGCGCAGGTTCCAAATAGGTAACGCTGTATTTTTTAGGGCTTTTGTAAACTATTGGACTTTCAGTAGTTTCTACAAATATAACAATATATTTTTTAGGTTGTTTTATTGTAACTGCATATAATTCAGGTTTAACATAGTCAATAATAATACAGCCCGTTAACCTGCTAGGTGCTCCACCTGCTGTTACTACTACCGGTAATATTCCAAATTCAGCAATTAATTCATTTACCGCTACATTTGCTTGGATAGTAATAACTACCGGTTGCAATTCAATATCCGCACTATTTGTACCAACGTTAATTACAACGCCTCCTGATGTGGATACTGTCGCAGCGTGTAAAACAAATAATCCGTTTAATACATTGGCGTCAATGCTTTTGTCAATTTTTATATTTGCGCTTAATATTGTAAAGTCAGCAGTTAATATGCCAACATTTATAACCACGCTTTTTGTTGCTGTTATTGTAGGCGCTTGTAAACTTAAATTGGCATTTAAGGTGTTTACATTAATTGTCACATTTCCAGCAGTAGAAACGGTCGCTGCTTCTAACGAAAATAACACGCTTAATACGCCTACGTTAATGCTTGTATTTTCATTCGCTGTTACTGTCGCAGTTTCTAAGCTAAAATTCGCATTTAATATACCTACGCTAATTGTAACGTTACCTGCTGTTGAAACTGTTGCTGTTTGAAGCACAAATGCCGCGTCTAAAACGTTTGGCGCTGTGGTAGCACTTGCTTCAACGGCTGTTGGTAAAAGCGCTAAGACAGCTTCTAAGGTGTTAACGGATATTGTGACGTTTCCTGCTGTTTCAACCGTTGCAGCTTGTAAACTAAAAACAGCGTTTAAAACGTTTGCATCAATACTGATGTTTTCCGTTGCTGTTACTGTTGCCGACTGTTGTGTAAAAGTTGCGGACAATATACCTGCATTAAATGAGACATTGTCTACTGCTGAAACTGTCGCAGCGTTTAAGGTAAATGACGCGCTTAAAACACCTGTATTGACTGAAACGTTCCTTTGTCCAAAAGGCTCAGATAATAAAAGTGTAAAATTAGCATTTAAAACACCTACGCTAATATTGACATTTCCTGCCGTTGAAACCGTTGTAGGAGCAAGGAAAAAATCAGCAGTCAATTCCTTGTTTGTATAATTAGCATCACCGATTACCGTTGCAGTTTGTAAAGCCAATTTGAGAGAAAAAGTTCGTACAAAAAAATTGACATTGCTTATTGTGGTAATTGTTACCGGTAATATTTTAAATTCAGCGGATAAAGTTGCAACATCAATTGAAACATTGCTTGTTGTCGTTACTGTTACTGTTCTAATATCGGCATTAACATTTAGTTCTGCATCTTCACCAATTGTATAATTAGCATCACCTATTTCAGTTGTAGCTAATAAGCTAAAAACAGCGTTTAAAATGCCTACATCAATATTGACATCTCCTGCCGTTACTGTCGAGGATTGTAATACGAAATCAGCATTTAAAATTCCTACATTAACTGTAACACCTACTCCTGATGTTACTGTTGCTGTTTGAAGCGCCGACGTTACTGTAAGAGGTTTGGCTTCATAAACTGCCTCCCCAATAACTCTCATTAGTTTTTGGTCGACTGTCATACTGAAAACACCCGAATTAACCGTAACATTAACAACGTTATCAGGCACTTCCATTTCAATCCAAGAAACAGCTGCACCTCTACGAATAGTTGGAGAACCACCTCCACTTGCTGGAATTGTAATTCTAATCCTTAAATCTGAATAATCTGTAATTGCAGAGGCGGCAATTGTGGTAATATTTATTGTCCTTGTTGTCCAAGCGCCTAATGTAACATTGTTACCTAAATTTGCAATTAATGTGGCACCTTGATATAAGTCAAAATCAGCAAGTTGTGTATTTCCATCAGTGCTTGGAGGTGTGCCTGTGTCAGCTTTTGCATGGCGTATTCTTATCGTATGGCCTGTATTAACACCTGGGTCTATTGCACTGCTTAAAAGCGTTTCATAAACGGCAGCAGTATTATCAGGACTAACAACAAAATCGGAATCATTTGGAGACGTTTCATCAACATCGGCAAATGTTCCGGTTATATTTGTAGTCGTTATGTCTGATGAAGGTCTAAGAAACTGCGCCATAATAGTGATTAAGGTAAACCCTTAATGCTAAAATTAAGGGTATAATACTTGGTGATTACACTTACTATGTCAATGTCAAAATTCCAACTACATTGATGTTAATTGTAAAGGTTCCTGCGGTTGACGTTTGGTCCGTTCCAAAATCCCAATAACCAATTAAAGGAGATGTTGCAGGTGTGCCTGTGTCATAATACAAAACAGCACCACGCGCTGTGATTGTAGCCGTTGTCCATTCAGGGTTTGCTGAATCAAAAACACCTCTGTCATTTGTATCATCTACCACCACCGTTTTCGATGCTAACGACTGTCCTCCTGCCGTATATCCTGTTCCTACTACCTCATTGGTAACGTCATCAATAAATTCGTCCGTATCAATATTAGGTGTATACCCACTTGTGACCAACATCACTTTGATGTCTTGCGTGCTTAAATCAAGGGTGCCGTCCATAATGTCCCTTTTAAAGCTGTTGTAAACTAAATCTGCCATTTTTACTCGTTTTTAAATTAATATAACATTCCGTTTTTATATGTCAAATATCCTTGTAGTTTGTTTTCTGCTGTGTCAATTCCTACTAAAATATCTAATTTGTCAATCCTTTTGCGTTCGTGCAAAGGCACGTCTTTTATCATTTGTAAAGCTAATTTATTTAGGTTGTTTTTCCTAAATTTTGTTTGCTTTGCTAATATTTTATCAATCCACTTGCTTTTTTTTATAATAACATGCTTTTCCATTTAAAGGCTGTTTTTACATTTTTGCAATTCCAATTTCAATATCATATTGTCATAATACGCTTTTGCTTCCATGCTTTTGCGTTCAGCTATCCTATCAGCGCGTTCCTTATTATATTCAATTAATGCTGCTTGGTGCAATAACTCCTCGTCATGCCGCTGTTGCTTTTGATAAAATATGGATACGGTATTTGTGCTTAATATAATGCCTATAATCATAGGAACAAAACTGCGCCATTTCATTATAAATAAACCTTCCTGCGTTTCCAATGGTTTTGCTGTTGTTAGTTGTTTGTTGTCGTTCATTTTTTATACGGGAATTTTTTATTTAAACTTTGTTTCCTTTCCTCGCATAAGGCGCATGGACCAGCACTGTAACGCGACGTGAACTTTACAATTGGTTTTAATATCTTTTCTACGGTATCGCCTAAACCCTCGCTTTTCATACTTATCTCGCTTTTAATATTTTTAATATTTCAGAAATGTTTTCCGCGTTTTTTGACGTGTCATACTTTAATGCTATTATGGCATTGGTATTCTCCGTTATAATCGGGTTTCTTGTTTGCAATTCAGCAGTATTCCTGGCCACGCTGTTTACTAAAGGTTTGGTTTCCAATAAATGGTCCTCCCTCGTGTACCTAGGCTCCTTTAGCGCTTCCTTAAATACTGCAACTTCAGTTTGGTCATATTTGCGTTCAACCTTTATTTGGTTTACGTCAGTCATAACTTTTTCTAAATCCGTTTTCATACCTGAGCCCATCCATACTAATAAGCCTAGCAAGCCTTTAAAAAGTAAATCCAGCAGGTTTTTATTGTTTAAAAATAAACTTTCGGCAGTTTTTACCGGTGGTGCTGATGCTTGCATTTCTTTAACTAAAATTGCTGCAAATTCTTGTTGTTCCTTTGGTGTCATTATGTTATTTTATGGTTTTTGAAATCCCTCAAAATCAAAAATCTAAAAAGCACTTAATATCCTAATATCCAGTTGGTCGCTGTTATTTTTGTTAGGGTTCGTTTGTCATACTGCGCTAAAGTTAAGCCTCCAACGTTGTTGCTTAATGTGTCGTCAGTTATACCTACTGTCACTGTTCCTGCACCTATATTTATCAATGTTATTTTAGTTCCAATTGGAAAATCAACTGCGGCATTTGACGGTATTGTAACTGCAACTGCGCCCGCGTTGTTTAATGTAATAATGTTTTCAGAGTCAGTGCTTATAATTGCGCGTGATGTGCTAACATCATTTAAAACTGCGCCCGTTTCAACTATTACTCCTTGGCTGTTTACTTGCAAATTATATGTGGGATAACCCGCTGTAACCGTACCTCCACCGTAGTCAGACATCATCCAATCATTGTCCTGTGTATTGTATTCTAAAACATCAACGGTTTCATCCGTTATGCTGAAATTTCCTTGCGTGTTTTCAATTTTGTAATACTCCGTAAAAGTGTCGCCCGTTGCACCGCTATACAAAAAAACACTACCACCTGCACTTGCTGAACCTCCCCAACCTCTAAAACTGCCCGGGTCAGTATCATCTAATCCTGCGCTTAATACTTTGACAGCCGCATCAGTGTACCATAAAGCGCCATCTCCTCGTATTGTAGCAGGTGTACCTGTCCACCAAACTGCTAATTGTCCTCCTACGGGCGTGCCGTTTACTGACACATCACCTCCAACAACTAACCCATCAACAGCGTCAGCAATTTCCTGCAAAGTATTATCCGAAGTAGTTAAATTTCCTGTAAATCCTGAGGCATCAGCTTCAAGCGCTAAAACGCCACTTGCATCAGGAATATCATAAACCCTATTTCCTGTAATATCCGTGTTTTGACTTGAAAAACTTGCTGTAAATCCTCCTGGTCCTGCGCCTGTTTCATCATAAATAGACATGGAAATTGGAGTTGCGGTAAATGCACCACCTACATAAGCATCACTGACTACTTGGAAAAGCTGTTCCTCTACTGATGTTATTGTATGAAAACCGTTGCTAGAGCTGTCATAATCGCCTATTTTTACAACTAAATCCGCTGCCCTTGTGTCTGTATATTCATACCATTCAGATGAGGTTTCACTTGTTAAATCCTCCCACGTTGTACCGTTGTAATACCTAAACTTAAAGTCGTCCGTATCCCACGTTATTTGCCCGGCATTTATGCCTGTTGGGTCTGTTGTTTGTCCAGGTATAATAACACCGTTAAAGTGCCAGTCCTGCGCTTGTAATACACTGCAAAAAAGTATTGCAGCAAATAAAATTAGTTTTTTCATTTATGCGATATTTAAGAATTTAGTATAGCTGCTTTGTAAACCTGTGTTTCCTGAAACATATTTCCAACCTACTAAGGATAGTTTGTTTGCATTATATGTTACCGGCTTATAAAATACAATATCATCAGCCTCTAATATTGTAGTATTATTATTTCCTGTTCCTTTTTGTACCCAGGAATCTGCTATCCATATCCAACCAGGTGTTACAAATAAATAAAACATGCTGGCGGTAGCAGTGCTGCCTCCATCACCTAGGGTGTTTGGTAAAGGGCCTACGTATAAATAACTTTCAGCTTGGCTGTCCTTTACACATGTAAACATATAAATTTTGTCATCTAACAAAACATGTGTGGTGCCCACTAAGGCGTTCAAATGGTCCTCAATAGTATCTGAGCCAATATCTCCTAAATCAATTGTTTCTGAGGTATCTGAGAACGTATTAAAAGCGCTTTCAGTTATAATTTCAATGTCAGTGTAGGCTATTTCGTTTGCTGCCGCTGTACCGTAGTCACCTGGCGCGTTGGATTTTAATACATAAATGCGCTTTTGCACTTGTAAGTTGATATATACATTTAGTTTTAATAATGGTATTTCATTGTCATTAACTGTAAAACCAACAGCGTTGATATAGTTGGCTATTTCTGTTTCCGTAGTGGTTGTGCCTGCGCTTGTTACAGTGCCAAAAGTAATAGGCGCCCATACACTAATTGAGGCTGAATAGTTGCTGTTTAATATTTTTTCCAATTGGTTTGTACTTGTATTCCAAAACAATATCCAATCACTGCCAGACACCGATGTAGCTGTTGGCACTTCACTTCCTTTTTTGGAGTTGGCTAATATACTGTAAACTTCATCTAATAATCCCATTTCTTAAAGGTATTGAATTTTAATCTATTTTTAATAATCCACTTGAATTTTCATCTAATTCCAGGAATGCGCTTTCAATTGCTAATATTTCATCAAGTGACGTTCCTGTTTGCGTTTCAAACACATAATCCGAACGTATTATTACGGCTTCAACGCTGTATAAATTTGTGCTTCCTAAACGGTTTATGCTTGTTTCCTCTTCCGTGACATATAATAAACCTCCTATCATTAACTTATCCTGCTCCATTACCGCTGCAATTTTCCTAGCCATTATTGTAGGCATTGGAAAAAAGGTTATTGCATATTGTTCACGCCCTCTACTTTCCAGGCTTACCGTTTGCGTATCAGTAATATAAGTATCCTTTTCCGTTGCAGGTTGAAACGTCATTTGCTTAATATAAGGTATCCTTAATTTAAACGTTATTCCTGTACCAAAATTAATCTCATTATTTTCACTATTATAATATTCAATTAAATGGTGTTTTGGCTGCTGCGCTTTTACATTAAACCATTCACTTACTAAGGTACATGCAGCAAATTCTACATGCGTTAAATCCACTTGAATGTAATAATCTCCAAGCAGTGCGCTCATATCTAAATCAAATTCATAACGTTCATAATTTACTACATTGTAGACACTTGTTAATTTTATTGTTTGACCATTCGTGTAAATACCGTCAATATCCTCTAGTGACGTTTTTGCGCGTGCTGTTGAGGTTAAACCAGGTGTGCTTGGAAATACTTCTAAAATTGTTACCCAACCAAAGCCCTCTAAACTGACAGCATCTCCCTCATTTATAAAAGTTGGTAAATTACCACCGGTATCATAACTGCCATTTGCAATTAGTGTATCAGGGTCATACGTGTTGCCTACTGTAAAGTAAATCCAAACACTACTACCAGCACTCAAATATATTTTACAGTCACGAACGTCTGTCTTACCCATGTTATCCGTCTTTTTAATTACAGTAATTGGCGTTTCGGTTGCGTCGCAGTCAATTAGGTTTGCAGTTACGGTATCATAATTGGTTTTTAATTGCGTGCTAATATTGTCACACGTTTGAAAAATTTGTTTGAACGTTTTGTTGTTTAGCAGCGTATTCTCTTCATATGATAAAGTGTTAAGCGGGTTTAATTGCGTGCCGCAGTCACTAATGGTTTCAGCTTTTTTAAAGGCAAAAGGATTAATTTTGCTAATATCAGCAATAGGGTCATAGTCAATATAGTTAGGATTAAAAGCCTCTACCGTAAAATCAATTGATATTTGGCAGCCAAGTCCGTCCCTAATATAAACAGTATAGTCATCAGCAGCTAAACCACTCCAACTGTTTCCCGTTTGCCAAAGCACGTTGTCCAAGCTGTATTCTAAAGTTAATAATAGTGGTCCAGCACCTGCGCTCATAATGCTTAATGATTGCACGCTGACACCTGCACCTGTTGGATTATTTGTTATGTCAATATCAAAATAAGATGCAACTAAAGGCGGGCATCGGAATGGATAAGTTGCCGTTGTGCTGCCTAAGTTTGCTACCAAATACATGTTAGTTGGACTCCTTGCAACTGTTATGTCAAAAGGGTTAGCAAATATAGGAGAGGATATTGGCGATGTAATATTATCCGCTTGGACGTTTGTTGTAACTGTTAGCAATACGTTATCACAAGGGTCTGAAAAAGCTTCAGCGCCTGTAACGCTTGTTACGGATATCGCATCCGTTGCATCATTTGTGACAGATACTGTTACTGCGCCTCCCGTGGTGTTGCTTGTTACAGCAAATTCCACACTTGGATTATTGGCTGTTACTGTTATTGTGCCTGCTACAAAATTATAAGTGATTGTATATAATCCATAACTATTATAATCAGCCATTATTGCTGTATAAAGGTTATTTGTGCATTCAGCTACGGAAGTACCTATTGCGCTTTGTCCTATTAGGCGTCTAGTTAATTTGAAAGTTTCTCTCAGGGTTTGTATAGTTGACGCGTCTATTGTAACATCAACATAAAACTCCTCGTCTAATGCGGGTAAACTGTTGACTGTGAAATATAATGTGCTTGCCATATTATGATGCTTTTAATAGTTTCCATTTACCCTCTTTTGAAGGCTCTAATTGAAATAAATATCCGTATTCTTTTTGGTTTTTGTCATTGTAGTATTCCACTAATCCAAAGTAATTTGGTACACTCCTGCCGTCAATGTTAGTCCTGCCATATACTTGGTTTAATAGTTCGTAATTTAAGGGATAAGAAAATGTTATCCACTCAAATTGCACGCGTGGTTTTTCAAGCTCGTTTATGTTTTTGTTGCCGTCCTCATAACGTATAACTTCACCAACTTTTTTTGTTCCTAAACTGCTGTTTCCTATGTTACTTGAAAAGCGTATAACCTCGTCTTGAAACGCTTTCATACTACCACTATACCACCATTCATGTCGCTCACTATTCCTAAAAGGTGTTATCCTTAAATTAGTAGCAGTTTCAGGGCTGTATACATTTACCGGCGCTTCCTCGTAATCATCCTCCCAGGTGCGTTCCTGTAAAAAAGTACCTAATCCCTCTTTTAAATCCAATACCCATTTGTCACTATCATATGACGTATCCTCGCGTGGATAAGTTTCCTTTGGCCTGCGTCTAGCAAATTCAGCACCATATTTATCTCCCCTTGAAGGACTTGTTACTTTTAATCCTTTTTGCACCCTATCAAATGGATGCGTGTGGTTTATTTTACCATTGTATTCATCTAATCCATGCGCCTCATCATAGTCCTCTCCACCCTTGTCGTACCCCCATTCAGCATTTGGATATACAAATTCCTTAGCAGGCTTTTTCATATACTTACTTACTTGTCCAGGTATCTTAATTAAAGTGCGCTGTTGGAAAAAATATTTTAAATCCTCGTGGACTAAAACTTCAACTCCGTCTATTGTATCAATTGTCCAACCTGTTGCATGCAGTGCATTGGTAGTTTCAAATAATTCCTTGCAATTAAGCGTTATTTGCTTTTCAAAAAATTGTCTAATCCAAAAGCCATAAGTTAATCCAGTGTAACTAAATTCACCATCAGCATCATATCCAATATCCGTGCGACCATAAAATTCACTATAATACCTGCCCGTTTCACCCGTTAGTATTTCCATTAAACGTTCACCAGCCTCATGTATTAAAAGCCCTTTTGTGGTAGTGTCGTCCACTACACTGTCTTCTGTTAATGACATTTCATAATCACTAAACCTGGCCCATTGAACTTGGCCTCCGGCGCTAGCATTGGCTACAATGTTATAAACCCACATCAAGCTATCTCCCTCAATTAAATCAAACTCCTCATCAACATTTATAGGATATTGCCTTATGCTATCTCCTGCACTATATGGATAGCTAAAAATTTCCCTAAACTCCGTAACCGAATAGTCCAACGCGGTATGCATTATATACAGACTGACGCTTTGGCCATTTCTACCAAAAACCTCTAAGGTTGCTGTATTTAAGACCCTAACTGTTTTTGCTAAATCAACTTGGAAATAAAAAAAATGTATTGGCTCAGGTGCTAAATCTTCAGGTACAAAACTTCCTGAAAGTGTCCATGGTATAAATTCCTGCAATACGGGCGCCACGTTGGCGGCATCACTGTTGGATAATATGTTAAGCATTGGAGTACGCCATTGCCCGGCATAGCCAAAATAACCCTCACCTGGTGGGTCAATACCTAAAAAACTGCCCTCCTCAATAGTCCATTGGCTTAATAAAAATATTGCCCGGCTTGTTAGTTGTATGTCTTTTAATTCCAACGGTGGCAAAACCTCGCCTTTTAAACTTGTTAAGCGCTGCAATTCAAAATCCTGTGTCAATTGTGATTCAATTATTGTATGTAGTCCACCGGTTTTAAATGGTATTTTTACTCCTAATTTTTGTATGTCTATTTCACTAAAATCAAATGTGCCTGAGCTGTATAAATAAAAGCCGTCCTCGTGTGGTAACTGCCTCCATTCTTCAAGTGTGACATTTGCTTGGATATACTTTGCAGTATACGCATCAATTAAAAAGTCCGCACCTTCTTTTGTAAAAAATAAATCCTTTGATAATTCAGTCCATACACCAAAATTAGAGGTACTCCTTTTAAGCGTTTTTTGACTGTTTTCATAACCCTTAGGGTCAGTAGGTAAAAACGGGTCTGAGCCGCTGCCAGAAATAGCACCTGAGTCGTGGTTTATTAATTTGAATTTGACTACTTGGTGGCTCATAACGTGCTGTTCAGTTTAAAGATAAAATTTAATTCCTCACCTATATTATTATTATTGATAACTTTTACACTTGCTTTGTTTTTTTCAATTGCTTTTACTATTTCCTTATTGTTTGCGCCTGTGCTGTTTGATAAATACCTACCCGTTTGCCCTTGTAAATTTCCTATGGCTACATGCTTGTGGATATTGTTGTATAATTCTTTATCAGATACGCTGTCAAGGTACGCTTGTGGGCTTGTGTGAACTTTGTCACCTTTACCTAAGTAAGTTAATGTAGGATTATTAGGAGTGACGTAGATGTCTTTATTTGGTTTCTCAATTATCTCACTACGGCCACCATCACCAACATAAGCATATTCAGCCTTACCACCATCACGCCCTGTGGCATAGTTTGGTATTGGTTGTGATAATATTGCTGCCGTTTGTATTGCGCCAAGCGCTGCAATAATACTAACCCAAGGTTGACCAGCAGTTAATGGAAATGATGCGATAGCTTTTTGTATACCTACGGCAGTGGATATTCCAACTTGTAACACTCCAAACAGCTTGTCATATACTGCTTGCTTTTTACGTGCTGCGCGTTTCTTTTTCTCTAAAATAGCTTCCTTAGCTGCTTTTCTATCCTCTAATGCCGTACGCTGCTTATCCGTTAATTCCTCGTTGTCTAAAAGTGCATCATAATAGGCTTTGTTTTTTTCAATATCCTGGTCATACATGGCTATTTTAGCTTCAAAGACAGCATTCACAATATCTCCAGCAACCAATGCAGCTGCTGAAATTCCCTCAAGGGCTGAATCAAATCCGTCTACAACACCTTGTAAAAATATGTTTAAATTATTGGCGTCAATATTTAAGGTATTGGCTAATACTGTTGACGCACCTGCTAAGGAGTCGCGTTTGAAATCATCTATTTCCTGCTGCGCGTTTCTTAAACGTTTAAGGTCTTTAATTTGCGAATCAGTTTTTAGCGTGCTCATTGCAATTTCAATACCTGCAATTTGTTGCGCAATCAATTTGCGTTTCTTAGGGTCTACAACAAATTTTAATTGCGCTTCTAAGAACTTTTTTTTCTGTGCTAATATCGCTAATTCTTGCCTTAATTTTATTTCTAAAATATCAGCAGTATATTCGTCTTCTACTTTTTTTAATGCCTCTTTATTATCGCCAGCAGCTTCAATAGCTTTTACATAAGCATCTTTACGAATTTGCAGCTCTTTTTCGTTTGCTTGCCTTAATTCTGTTTCCTCAAATGTTTTAAAATCCTTAGCGGCATCAATGCTGTCTTTGATTATTTTTTCGGCTATTTTTTGCTTGTCCTCTTGTATTTTGGTATAGACAACTTTGTATTTCAGTTCAATATATTCAAGGGCTTTGGCTTTTGCTTTTGCTGATAATACGCTGCTTTTTACATCTTCTTTTTCTTTCGTTTTTCGTAGGTCTACTAGCTCCTTAGATTTTGCTTCAAAGTCCTCTAAGCCTTTAAGCCTATCTTTTAAGTTGTTGTCAATAGCTGTTGCAATTTCCTCGTCTGCTGCAATAGCTTGTTCTAAACTTTCCTCGTCTATTTTATATTGGTAATCAATTGTCCGTTTGCCCGCGCTGTTATCCTTGTCCTTGTCTTTGTCTTTTGTGGTACCTGTTATTTCTTTTAACGCTGCTTTGGCGTTGTTTAGTGCTTTTGTAGCGTCCTTTATACCTTGTTCGTCTAACGGGTTTATTTTACCTCCCTCCTCTTGTAAAGGTGCGCGTAATTTTTTAAGGATATCCGTTTGCTTTTCAATTTCAGCATTATATTTTGCCACAACGTCAATTTCCTCGTCTGTTAGTTTTTTGCTTTCAGCTTTTAAATTATTTTCAATTTCCGTTAATTCATTGTTAATTTGCTTGGACGTTTTCTCGCCATTTAATTCACGTATAAAATCCTTTTTTGTTGCAATTAATTCCCTATTGCCGTCTACTGCCGCATTTACCGCATCAATTTCTGCCACGCTTAATTCCCTAGTGGCTATAAATGATTTCGTTTGTGCTTGGAATTTTGCTTTGTAAAGTTTACCTTCTTCGCGTATAACAAAACCAATGTTATCTATTTTTTCTGCTTCACCCTCGCGCTCCGTTTTATTTAAACGTTCTTGGGCCATTTCTAACAAATTTAATTCATTAGTATTTTCCTTTAACAACTGCGCCTTTTTTTGCGCGCTGTTTATGTCACCAGCCTGCGCTGCTAAATTATTACGAATTTGTTCGGTGTTTATAATTAATGCTCCAGTATTTTTGTCAATCTCGCCTGTTGCTTTAGGATAATCCTTTGCTAATTGCACTATTATTCCGTCTAAATCCTTTTGCTCGGCTGTTGTAAGTTTTGCACCGTCCTTATTTTCTTTTTGCTTTTTAGTTAATTCATCATACCTATCAAGCAGCGTATTGGTGGAATTTGCTGATGCTTTTAGCGCGTGTTCGTGGTCTAAAAATGCGCGCGTCGCCTCGTCCGTTGCTTTTACGCTATCTTCTAAGGAAGTATAAAGGCTTTGTATTGCAGTATAAAGGCCAATAGCTAAACCAATCAATATTCCTATGATGTTTGCTTTTAATGCTAAATTAAAGCGCTGCCAAGCTGTTGTGGCTGCTGTCGTTGCTGCGGCATTTGCTGTTTGTGCTGCGGCTTGTGCTGTGGCTGCGGCTGCTGTTTGCGATGCTGTTAGTGCAAATATCCTGGATTGAACGTTTGCTAATAGTAATGCAGTTTTATAAGCCACCCATGCTTTTGTGCCAAATATTATTACTTTTAATATCCTGTCTAAATTTGCTGCTAAAAATTGGATACCACTTTTTAATTTAGCCGCAGCGCCCGTTGAGCCGTCTGCACCTAGTATAAACCCTTGCCATGCTGACTTTAATAGCTGTAAAGCACCGTCTAAGGTGTCTAACTCCTTATCTGCCATGCTTTGCGCCGTTCCTGCTGCATTTTGTAAGGCAACGTCTAATTCGTTGGTAGCGGCTATATTTGCAGCTAAAACAGTGGCTGAAACTGCGGCACGTTTACCAAATTCATCGTTGGATGCTGTTAGCTTATCCTGGCTGCTTTTTATTTTATCTAAAATTTGTTCGTAATTTAATCCTTGTGACGCTGCCTCAATAAATATATTCCTTAGCGCTGTTGATGAACTACTGACATCAATACCTGCATCTGATAGTTTTCCTAATAATGCCACTAACTTTGTAAACGGTACACCTGCTGCATTGGCTGCTCCTGCAACTATTGGTAAACCTGCTTGTAATTTTTGAAAGTTTAAAGCGGATTTTGCCGTTGCTAAGGATAAAATATCCAATATTTGTGGTGCGTCATTTGTGCCAAATTCATCAAACGTATTTACCAACGCACCTGTTAATTCAGCTGTCGCGCCTAGTTCACTATTTAAAGCAATGGAGCCTTGTATTGTGGCTTCCGTTAAATCAATTATTTCAGTTTGGTTAAAGCCTAAACGCGCATAAGCTGTTTGGAGTTCAGTCACCTCCTGTGCTGTTTTTACTGTTATACTACCTAAGCGCTGCGCATCATCTGCCAACCCTCGTGTTTCCTCCCTGGATAATTGTAATACTGACGCCAATGTGGCATTTGCTTTGTCAAAGTCCTTTATTACTTTTATTGCATCTCGTCCTATTCTAATTGCTAAAAAAGCACCACCCATTAAGCCTAATGCGCCTGCCATTTTTTTTGCTGCACCAACTGCACCGTTAAGCGCTTTACCGTAATTACCAACGCTCCTTTGGAATTGCCCTACATTGCCATCAACGCTTTTAAGCCTTAAATCTAATTTTTGGATTTCACGCTGTAATACCCTAGCAGCTTTTGAGGATTCTCCTTGCGTTAATGCGACGTCCTTATACTTTGTTCGTAACTGTATTAATCTGACACTTTGCTTTTGGTATTCCGTTGACAAACTTGAGGATAAAACGGCTGCTTGTTTTGCACGTCTATTCAACTCCTGTAGTTCAAACCGTTGCTGCGCTAATTGTTTGTTAGACGAGGTCATAGCCACTGCAATTTTGGCTTCTCCTGCTGCTAACCTTTTGTTAATCTTTTCCTTTTCCCTAATTAGTGTTAATACCTTACTTTCAGCGCTTGCTCGTTTTGCCAATGCATCATTTGCTTGCTTTGGGTTTTTAACATTAAAAAAGTCCTTGCCTACTTTGCGTGTATTGGCTGATATCTCAAGTATTAAGGTATTGGTGCTTGTTAAAACTTGGTTTAAGGCTGATAATTCCTGTTTACTTTCCTCAATTACGGTAATTGGATTTTTAGCCATTTGCGTGCGCTTTTGAGTATTCCTCGTTAATGGTATCAGCCTCGCTAATAATTTCTATCCATTCGTCTAGAACACATGTTTTTATATCAATTGTGAGCCCTGTGATGCGCTCCAACCTAATTTTTTTCTTATACAATTTTACCGGCTCGCCTGTGTCGTTTTCCTCTAACCACTTGTCAACTTCGCTTTGTTTTAATTCAATATCCTGGTTGGCTATCCTAAACTGCTTTTCAAAATGTTTTTTTTGTTCACTTATAGGAGTTGCTAATATACTAAATTCCCACTGACTAATTTCATATCCGTAAGTTTCTCTATTATTTTCGTTTAATTCCTTAACTAATATTTCCACCATTTTGTAGCGCCTGCGCAAATAGTCTAATTCATTTATTAAGGCGTAATAAGTGTCAGTATCATTAGTGCTTGTTTTTGTGCAAAAGGAGTTAAAAATATCAAACCATATTTCCTCAGTGTCTTTTGGAAGCACAACCTCGTCGCGTTCATTCCAACCTATTACCATATAACGTAATTCGTCGTTTACCAAACATTTAGTGTAATGGTATATTGGCATGTCATGCGTTCCACTGTATAGCATTATAAAACTTTTGCTAAAAAACCTCCTATTTCCGCGCCTCCTATCACATTATTGGTACTGGAAGTTCCTAATACCCTAATGTCTGAATTAGGCTTCATAATAATTGGCGTATTGGTTAAGTCAACTTGGTACGTTCCTTGCGCACCGGCTAAACTTGCAAATAATTGCGACCTCCAAACACCATTTGCCTCCCTAATTTGTACCTTAAAATCCACCGTTGACGTTTGTGTTTTTTCAACTGTAAATTTTACCCTAACAATAACCCAATAATCCGTAGATGAAGTTGATGTTGCTGCTTTTGAGCTTTGTTGGTTTCCTGCAGTTGCAAACAAATGGATAGTCGCAGCATCGTCAGGAACGCCTGCTGTAATTGCACCGTCCTCATATACGTAAACATTGCCTACTAAATCCGTACTGCCTGTATTATAAACCCTTGTCGCACGCGATAATGGTGTGGCTAAAGTGACTTTCGTTTGACCCGTTAAAATTGCTGTCTGAATGCTAAAAATTAAGTTATTGTCAGCATCATAATAATGCCCTTCAATTGTTACAGTTTGCGTATCACTTCCGCTTGAACTGCTCATAGTGTCAATGCTGTTTGACGTTGCCATAATTTCAAATCCACCTTGTTCCCATATTTGCTCCTCGACATCAGTGTCTAAATCATTGTTTCTCCCAAACTTTCGCAGGGTTTTACCTTTACTGTATATTTTTGCATTATCGCCATATGAGTCGTTTATAATGCGCTCATAATAGCTAAATTGGTCCACTGTTTGCGCTTGTCCTAAATAAGCTGCTAATACTATAAAAATTAATAATATATTTTTCATTTTGTTGCGTTGTTTAATCGGTTTACAAATTCCTGGTAAAGTCCAGGCTTTAATATGTTTTTGTTTATAAATGCATTTAGGTCTACGCTTGGTTTTACAATTTCATCTCCGTATTTGACAATTAATTCCTTATGCTTGCCATCACTGCTTAATATCTCATATTCTCGTTCGTTTGAAAAAATAGCTTTCATTTTACTTTTCCAATCTCCTGTCCACTCAAAATTGTATAGTTCACCCGCCTCTTTTGGTTTTATTGGCCTAGGTAGTTCATAACGTGCAATTAATTCCGTATAACGGCTATACCTACCTATTTCCCTACCATCACCATCAAGTCCAACGGATAGTTGCT